TAAAGATTGTTGCAAGCCGTAACTGTGCTCCAAGTGAAACAACATTAACTTGGAACTGGGAAACAGGCTGTTTCCATGAAGAAACTAAGATGGCTTCTTGTTCAGTGTGTAAACGAGGATTGATGCCGTGAGTTTTAACATAAAAGAAGTTTTAGCAACTTTAGACCTAGAAATAATACGTGAACGTGGTGATGAGATTTTAAGTCATTGCCCTATGCATAAAAGAATTTTAGGAAAAGAAGATGCCAACCCTTCTTGGTGGATAAACCAAGAGACAGGTGCTCACATTTGTTTTTCTTGTGGATTTAAAGGAAGCGTTTTCTCTTTAGTAGGACACGTAAAAGAGTTTTATGAAGGTGACGACGTAATTGATTATGAGCAGGTAAAAGAATGGCTTGCAAACATACAAGAGGTTACAGTTGAAGAACTAGGTAATCGTTTAAAGAACATGCCTGATTATGTTTCTTTACCTAAACCTATACCGATGTCAGAAGCAAGACTTGCTTTGTTTACTGCTCCTCCTGATTGGGCACTTCACGCTAAAAGCATTACTGCAGAAGCAGCGGAGAAATATGAAATTCTTTGGGATAAAGATAAATGGATTTTGGTTATTAGAGACCCTTACACAAACGAATTACTGGGTTGGCAAGAAAAGTCGCAAAGTACAAAGGGTTTTAAAAACAGGCCTACAGGGGTAAAAAAGTCGTCTACATTGTTTGGAGTTCAACACATGGATAAAAAACGTGTCGTTGTTGTTGAATCCCCATTAGATGTTGTTAGATTAGAAACTGTGGGAATAACAGGAGCAGTAGCAACGTTTGGTGCAATCGTAAGCGAAGCACAACTAAAACTAATACGTTCCAGTGAGTCTGTAGTTGCTGCTTTTGATAATCCAAATACGGATGATGCAGGTCGAAAAGCCTGTGAGTCATTAATTGTCAGTGCTAGGAAGTACGGTATAGAAGTCAAGTTTTTTAACTACAACGGACTCCCAGCAAAAGACCCAGGGGAAATGACTGCAGAAGATATTCATTTTGGATTAGATAACGCAAAAGATATGATTTATGGAGAAGGAGCATATTTTGTCAAATCAAATTAACGAATTAGACGGAGATGAAGACCTATTCCGTTGTAATTCTTGCGGAAACTACGTGTGCGTAGACTCTGATTGTGGTGCTCAACTGGAGCCCGACGAGTACTGATGTTTACGGGTACTTTAAAACCTTACCAACCTGAAGCCGTAGACAAAATGACGGAAAGAGGCAAGGTTCTTGTTGCATATGAAATGGGTTTAGGAAAAACCTGTATGACTATTGCAGCAATAGAAAACCTAATGAGTTTAGGCAAGATAACAAAACCTGTTTTGGTAATTGCCTTAGCCAGCCTGAAATATCAATGGGCTGCAGAAATAAAAAAGTTCAGCAACTCCACTTCCCTGGTAGTTGACGGAACTAAGAAACAGAGAGAAGAACAATATGGAATGGGTCGTAATTGGAGTGCTAACTCTATTGACTATATTATTGTCAATTATGAATCGGTAGTAAACGATTGGGATGAAATCAATAAGTTAGAGATTTCAGCCATTGTTTGCGATGAAGCAACTGCAATAAAAGGGTTTAGGTCTAAACGCACTAAAAAAGTAAAAGAGTTAGCAACAAAAGTTCCAATTAGATTTGCTCTTACTGGAACTCCTGTTGAAAACGGTAAACCTGAAGAGTTGTACAGCATCATGCAATTTGTAGAACCAGGGTTATTAGGTCGTTTTGATTTGTTTGATAAAACCTTTATCGTTCGAAACAATTTTGGCGGGGTACAGAGATACCGCAATCTTCCATTGCTTCACGAGAAGATTAAAGAAGCGTCAGTTAGGAAGGCTCAATCAGATGCTGATGTTGCCCCCTACCTACCCGCCACTATTCATCTTGACCCAATAACAGTTAACTTTGATAAAAAAGCAAAGGTCTTATACGAAAAAATTGTTTTAGATTTAGTTAACGAACTTACTGAAGCCCAAAACTTGTTTGGTGCTGGGTTTTCTGTAGATGCTCATTACGGTCAAGGCTACGCTGTAGGAAGTCCTGCAGACGCTTTACGTGGTTCAATAATGTCTAAAATTACAGCCCTTCGTATGGTGTGTGACAGCCCTATGTTATTAGTTGAAAGTTCAACTAAGTTTAAGAACGGGTGGGCTGAAATAGACGGAGAAAGGATTTCTATAGAAGGTGCAAAAGGTGGTAGTGCGTATGCTGCTTCCCTGGCAGACAATGGCTACCTAGATGACCTTAGTGATACCTCTCCTAAATTGGATACAATGTTGAACTACGTTGCAGAACACCTTGAAACTGATGAGGATTCCAAGGTAGTTATCTTTACAACTTACCTAGGAATGTTAGGGTTAATTCAATCCAAACTTCTAAAGAAGAATATAAAAAGCCGTATTTACTCAGGAGAAATGAACTCTAAGGCTAAAGAAGAGGCTAAGTTAGACTTCCAAAATTCTAAAGAAGTTAGGGTGCTCATATCAAGCGACGCGGGTGGCTATGGTGTTGACCTCCCACAAGCAAACCTACTTGTGAACTATGATTTGCCTTGGTCTTCTGGAACTGCAGTACAGCGTAACTCTAGAATACGAAGAGCATCGAGTAAATGGAAGACTGTCATTATTCAAGATTTCTTAATGAAGAAGTCCATTGAAGAAAGACAGTATGAAATGCTAAGTCAGAAAAACGCTATAGCAGATGCTGTTATAGATGGGCAAGGAATAAACGACAAAGGGGGTGTTGACTTAACCGTCGGCAGTCTTTTAAACTTTCTAATACATAAACAGATATGAGGAGAAACAAATGGCACACCCACTAGGCTCACCTAGAGAATTCAACAGCGACGATTTGGTTTCACAAACCAAAGAGTATTCGTCTATTAAAAAAAGCATTGACACTTATGAAACACGTCAAAAAGAATTAAAGACAGAACTGTTTGCAAAAATTGAAGCAGATGGTTTTGAAGATGATAAAGGCAATATGTGGCTTGAACTTCCTGAAGAAGTTGATGGTTACTTAAGTTTGCAAAAACAAAAACGAGTTACTCGAAAAATTAATGAAGACATTGCTAATGACATCATTACAGCAAAAGGACTTCAAGATAAGTTGTACAAAACGGTTACTGTAGTTGATGAAGACGCTCTTATGGCTGCTTTGTATGAAGGACTACTGACTGAAGAAGAAGTTGATGAGATGTTCCCAGGCAAAGTTGTTTGGGCCCTTATGCTAAGTAAGAAGTAATTGTGGCTGGTTTACGCAGTGATGATGAGATTGAAAAAGCGTTTGCTGACCTTCAATACAAGCCTGGGTCAAGACAAAAACGTCGTGAAGTAAATCCTCAAGCACCACGTAAACGCCGTTCTTACGATGAAACTGTTTGGGATGAAAACCCAATAGTTAAACATCTCAACGGAAAAGAAACAGAAGTTTTCACAATAGGTGCTATGGCAAAGGCTCTTGAAAAGAGCATCATTAGCATCCGTTCGTGGGAAAAGAAGGGGTACTTACCTAGAGCCCCTTATCGTCTACGTTCTAAGACCTTAAATGGTGAGAAAGTAGGCGGAAATCGGGTCTACACAAGGGCTCTTATAGAAATCGCGGTGGAGGAGTTCTCCAAACGTGGCCTTTTAGGAACTGCTCGTGTAGAATGGTCTCAGCACACGGACCTAACCTTGGCGATAGTATCAAGATGGAAAGATTCCGTTGCAGCAGAGAGTCAACCGACCTCATAACCAACAGAGTGCGAAAGCCTCATTACCGAAAGAAGAAAACACATGGCGATTACACAGCCAGCAGTAAACGCAGCCTCATATCTTGATGCTGATGATGAAAATGCAACTCCAAAGGTTGGAACAACTGTTCAATCTGGATGGGAAGCAGCAACTAAAGTCCTTAAAACAGCAACTAAAGAAAAGGGCGAATACCCTTTAGACTTTAAGTTTTCTGAGGAATCTCAACTAATTAAGTTCATTGGTGACGGACCTTTCCGTAGTTACGAACAACACTGGATTGACCGTTCGTCAGGAAAACGTTCGTTTGTTTGTATTACAGACACTGATGACCAAGGGTGTCCACTCTGCGACATTCTCGGTGATAAGCCACGTGGAAAATTTGCGTTTACAGTTCTTATCCTTAGCGGAGAAGAACCAAAGACAATGATTCTCACTGCTCCACCAACTTTATTCCGTCAAATCAAAGCAGCACACGAAGACCCAAAGCGTGGTCCATTGAATAAGTTTTATTATTCAGTTTCACGCACTGGGACAGGTCCTCAGACAACTTACGCTTTAGAGCGTGTTCGTCCAACAGACCTTGCAGAAGATTGGGACCTCGACCCTACAAAGGTTGAGGAACTAGTAGCATCAGCAGAACCATTTGGTCCTGAAGCAATTTGGGATACTCCTCGCCCTGAGTTGCTAGAGATTGCTCGTTCGGTCGTCTAACCCCCTTTCCGACCGTCCCTTCCAAGCAGGGGGCTTGGTTAACTCTCTTCTCCAAGCCCTCTGCACTTAATCGAGGAGCATTATGAACATCATTACTACTATTGAACAATTAACTGAAATGGTTTCTGCATACGCAGACGTACCTGCATTTGCTTTTGACGTTGAAACCGTTGGACCAGATGACTTTTCTCGTTTACATCCACTTTTAAATGAAGTTACTTGGATTGCATTTGCAACAACTGGAAGAGTTGACGTTATACCTATGGGACATCCAAACGGAGATTTTGTTCGTTGGGATAAACCACTACTTGCATCTGGACAAAAAAGATTAGATGAAGGTAAAGAGGTTCGAGAGCAAGACTATACAAAACGACAAGATTTATGGACCCCCGTTTTTTCTGAAGCACCTTCTCAATTACTTCCAGGAGATGTTTTTAAAACATTAAAGCCTTTAATGTTTAGTGACCAAATAAAAGTTGGTCATAATATTAAGTTTGATTTAAAAGCCGTCGCTAAGTACTACCGAGGAGTTGTTCCTCCTAAACCTTATTTCGATACCATGCTTGCTTCTTTTATTTTAAATAATAGAACTAAGAACGGTTTAGGATTAGCAGATTGTGCAAAACGAGAGTTAGACAAAGAAGTTGTTAAAGGCATTGGACATGCTGTTGAAAAACACAGTTTTCAAGACGTTGCTAAATACGCAGCCATAGATGCTGAAACAACCTGGCAGTTATACGAAGTTTATGAACCTAAATTAAAAGACTACAACCTAACAACGGTGTGGAAACTAGAGATGGATTTAATGCTTGTCCTTGCAGATATGGAATTAGCAGGGGCTCACATTGATACTGAAGAACTAGAAAACCTTAGAGTCAAAATTGAGAAAGACTTAGTAAAGGTAACCGCTGAAGTTTACAAACTTGCTGGTCGTGAGTTTCATATGAACTCTATTCAAGAAAAGCAAAAGATTTTGTTTACACCTAAAAGTGAAGGTGGTCGAGGTATCAGGCCAAACAAAACAATTAAAATTGCTTTAACTCCAAAAGGATTTGAAGCAGTTAAAAGAGGAGAAGAAGTAACGCATCAACACTATTCAGTTAGTTCTGAAGCACTTGAGTATTATCGAGAAAAAGACCCATTAGTTGCTGAAATTATGCGTTATCAAGATTTAAACAAGATTATGACAACTTATGTAACCCCCTATACAGGCGGAGACGTAACTAGAACAACTAAAGGCAAATCAAAAACGCAATCAAGAAACAGTCTTTTAGTTAATGGAAAAGTGCACACAAACTTTAAGTCACATGGTGCAGAAACAGGTCGTTTTTCTAGTAGTGAGCCAAACTTACAGAACATCCCGTCTCAAGGTGAGTATGGAAAGTTAATTAGAAACTTATTCATTGCTCCTCCAGGGTATAAGTTAGTAGTCGCTGATTACTCACAGATTGAGCCTAGAATTATTGCGTCTTTTTCCCAAGACCCTGCGTTCGTTAAGAACTACATGGATGGAGGGGACATATACACAACAATCGGTGACCGTATGGGTGTAGACCGTCGTGCTGGAAAAGTACTTGTGTTAGCAATTGCTTATGGTGTTGGTCCTGAAAAAATTGCAGACCAAATTGGCTGTACAGTAAAAGAGTCACATCAATTAATGGACTTGTTTAACTCCACTTTCCCAAATATCAACAACTATAGAAATAGGGTTATTAGAGTGGCAAAACAGCAAAGACCTATGCCACATGTTTCGACTGTTTTAGGAAGACGTAGATACATTCCTGAATTGTTAAGCAATGACTTAGGGCC